TTACTATACGAAGTAGTTTCTCGGTTTATTCCGGGCTTAAACTGTAGCTTTGTTAAGGGCATTAGTCATCATTCTTTGCATCTGTTGTAAAGAAAAGCTTTATTCCTAAAAGTCGAGCAGCACCCGTTTGTGTGTCCGAACCAGTTATTAACCGAACGACTTCAAAGTAAGTTTGTGTGTCTACTGCGGCATCGACAATAGTTAACGCGGGGCTGACCGCCGTAACCGTCATGTCGTTAGCTGTACCACTAGCCGAATCGTCTACGGCAGCGTAAGACCCCGAAAAAGCCGTGTTTATAGTGGCATCATTTGCAAAACTAATGCCGCGAACAGCCCAACCAACCTGTCCCGTGTTTGTACCATTAACAGTCCAAAAAACTTGGTACTTTACGGTTCCCTCGTTCCACGATTTGGGAAAACAAAAACTAAATTGAGCCCTTTGAGTAGTACTAGCCGAAAAATCAAGGCACTTTAAATTCGGACCACTACTATCTAGCTCAACTTGCGTTAAAGCAGAGGTTCCACCCGTGTCTGCAGGATACATGACATTAGCTGGGATATATACCGTCTCTAATCCCGCAACCTTGACCGCTGCAGAAGCGTTCGTCAAAGCGCCACCAACATCTAAAGCGCCGTCAATATCCCCCGCGCCACTAATATCTAGTGTTGCCGCATCTAACTCACCCGTAAGTGTCAGGTTACGCAAACTCGCTACGTCTTTATTAGCGTCTGCCGTTACAGTTTTACTCGCTACAACCGTACCAACCGCTTCGCCCGTGTCATTGTAGTTCAACTCCGTAACAGTGGCGGAAATGGGCGTCCCTGCAATAGCCAAAGTAGTGGCATTGACTTGCCCCGCGTCACTGTAAACAACAGCCTTGTCGTTAACAATCGTACCAGCTACGGCACCGTCCAATAAATTTATTTCCCCTGCGTCAGAGGTGACAGCCGTACCACCCAGCTTTAAAGCTGCAAGAGCCGTGGTCCCCGCTAAATTAGCATCTGTCAACAAGTCATAAACAGCGGCTCCCGAACCCTGACCGTCTGTTGCAATCATTTTTACTTCGCCAGCGGCAACGGCAACGTTGGCCCCCGATCCTTGAGAGAAAGTCAATGTTGCACTTGTCGCGTTCTCAATCATCCAAACTTTTGAAACAGTGTTTGGCGCAAGCGTAACCGTACAAGCCTGACCACCTCCCGTGCATTTAAGGTAGAATGAACGAGCTTGGTCCGAGGTTCCATCTGCCAACGTAATAGTGTGCGTGGAAGCGTCTGGTATAGCTTCAGAACCGTAAGAAAACGCCTCACCAATAAGTTCTAAGTTATTGTTAGTTTTAGTTCCCCAAGTTCCTGACGCCTCACCCGTACCAATTTCTTCTAGCCTTAGATCGTTTACATATGTACTAGCCATGTTGTTATCCTATGCCGCGATATTCGTCCAAGACGGTGTTTGTGAAACTGTTATAGCAGAGAAGTTAGAAGTTTGCGAGGGTACGATTTGAGAGAAGCTGGAAGTTTGCGAAGGTACGATTTGGGAGAGGTTAGAAGTTTGCGAAGGTACGATTTGAGAGAAGCTGGAAGTTTGCGAAGGTACGATTTCCCCCCAAACAAGAACTAATCCAACCGAACCCGTAGCCTCAACGCCTGTTACTGTAGCATTGGCGTCACCCTCTACAGTAACGGAACCAACAGAGGCTGTACCCGCAGACGGTCCCGCAACCGCAACTACTGCGCTAACTGCAACAGTTCCAACAGCACCCGTGCCAGCAACCCCCGTAACCGACACCAGTGTTGCAGAAGAAGCACCCGTTGAAGCAAGCGCGTCATCAGCTAGTGAGTTAAAGCCTAACATCGGTTACTCCATCACGTAAACTTAACGCTATATTCTATAATTACGGGTTGATTAAGTTCTTTTACAAAAACAGCCGTTGAGGAAGTTGCTATTGCCGAAATCGAATACGAGATTGGAAGGCTAGAACCACTTGCTGTCTGCCCAATAGCCGTATTTAACTCCGTTATGTCGCTAGCCGAATCAGGTATGATAAACTGCTGCCCCGCGGTTAAACTACTCTGTCGCGTATTAATTCCACCGGGTATTGTTATTTGCCCCGTAGCAGTGTTAAAAATGTTGTTCGCAGCTAAACCAATAAATGTGCGGTAAGGATCATCAATTATAAGAACACTTCCAGCATTGTCATTACCATTGTTCTGAGTACACGAAGCAACCAAAATCCGGTCATTACTTAACACCACTTTGCCGCCCCACTGAAACCTACGTGTATCACTACCCCCAACTAAATCCGTCCCAACCACCCAAGAAAAACCACTAGAACCTCTAAGGTTCGATGCCGACGCTGACGCAATACCCCCGCTGGAAAACAACGTGGTTTTATAAAAACTGCTGTCTATAAATGTTATGTGTTCTTTTCTAGTGGGCACATAAACAGTGCTAGTCCGCGCGTGAAAACGTTCATCAACGTCTTGAATCTGAAGGTTGGGAGGTATATCCATACTCGCGCCAGTTTGCGTCATAGTCCTGTCGCTTGCGACATGAACCATGACCGCAGTATCCGAAGTAATACCCGAACTTAAATACAAAATGTAAAAACAATCTGCGGTAGGATCATAAGTTATATCTGTGTCAAAAAAGCTTCCAGCCGTAAATTCAATTTCAGTGGCTACGGTTAAAGTATTATCTGAATTTACTGTGGCGACATTAAAGCGAGCATCAGAGCCACTCGAACAATAAGAATATGCAACAATGTTGTTTGCTTCGTCATAAGCTAAATCAACGCCATTCGCATTAGCTGCGCCACCTAGCTGAACCTCCGTTCCCGCGGTAATAGTGTCATCACTAGTGTCCGGTATAATAACGTTTGTTCTAACGTCCCCATCAGTGTCAACAAAAACCGCGACTATTTTATTTGCGGTAGGGCAAAACATAGCTTCGTAGTAGCCTTCCCTATAGTCAGCGTCGGAAGAGCCTGTACCGTTGATAAGTCTAGTCGCTGTCCCTACTGAAACAGAGTTTGTGGCCCCTCCCGTAACGGTAACTACAGAGGCAAAAAAATCATATGCAGAGGCATAAATAATAACCGCACGTTCGTTTGAAGGATCATAAACCATCCGCACGTTTTTGGCATTACCCGCATTTGCTTTAGTGCCTATAGAAACAGGAGTTCCAAGCGTTATTGCGTTAGTTGTACTGTTGACTTCACCAACAACAATTTTAATTTCTTGGTCCGAACTAATGCGATACGCTATAACCACTCGATCTGTATCGGAGTCATAACAGGCCCCTACTCCGGATAGTGCTGTACCCGACTCAAGGGACGACGCGGGTCCAGAAATAGGCGTAACGTTAGAACTAACTGTACCGTCAGCGTTTATTTTTACTAAATCTCCCGCGGTAATAGCGGGTGACCCACTACCTGAAGCCGTAAACGTGGCCTCACCAACCGCGGCAGGCGCGGCCCAAGAAATGTCATTAGACCCCGCAGTTAACACGGTGCCAGATGCGCCCTTGGTTAATCGTGCAGATGCGGCACTGGAGTTACCATAAAGAATTGATCCTCTAGGCATTGCATCTAGCAGATTAAGCTCCGCTGCCGTACTGGTCATAGGCGTAGAACCAATAGTGGTTTTTCCTTCGGGAACAATTAAACCCGCCGCACCACCAAGAATTAAATCATCTGCGCTTGCATCCCACTGCATATACGCACTGGCGGTGTCGCCAAAAAACTTAACATCATAGCCCGTATCGTCTACGCCAACGCTTAATGTGGAATCTACCTGCACCGCGCCGTCTATATCAACGGCGTCTAAGTTGGTCGTGCCGTCAACATCTATATCCCCACTAATATCTAACGAAGCAGCAATAATCTCGCCACTAGCATTAATTGCGCCATTAATATCAACGGTTGTCGCAGTTAAATCTATTTCGTCAGTGGCTGCTATGGTAAGAACTGTTGCGCTACTACCTTGGATAAACTGACTAGAATCGTTAAACAAAATCTTATTAGTGCTGGCGATAGTTAAATCTGCGGCTATATTTACCGCCCCATCTATATCAACAACATCAAGATTAGTCGTTCCGTCAACATCTATATCCCCGCTAATATCTAACGAAGCAAACGTACCAACACCCGTTGTAGTTAACGAAGTGGCACCGTCATTAACAAAGATATCCGCAGCCGCAGCGGTAATAAATACTTCAGCGGAACCACTTAAATTTAAAGCATTGTCTGAATTAGAACTTTCTGCAACGTTTCTTGTTAAGGTTGTGCCGCTGGAGGTATAAACACCCGTACCTATTTCAAAAGCAACTCCCTCTTCTATCGTATACCGAACTGTTTGACCGTTGGTAATACCCGCCGCAGCAAACGTTTGAAAACCGCTTACAGCACTGCCCAGAGTAATCGTTCCAGTACCCGTAGTACTGGTGGACATTTTTGCACGATTTCCAAGAACTATTGCCATATTATGCTATTCGTATGATTGCGTTACTTGCGTCCGCGGTAGGAAAAACAATAGTAAAGTCACCGGAGCTTGCGCCCTTGTCCGCACCAAAATCTAACACACAAACGGAAGGGTCACCTGTTGCGGCTTCGTTGTAAATCAACGCGCCACGAACAGACGAGATTGTTACGTTTGAAAATGTTTCAGGGGCGAAATTTGTCAAAGCGGTTGTGCCACTGCTAGTGGGCGTTACGCTCGTTAAAAACTGACCTTTCGCTGTGTAGTTTGTACCCGTAACCTCCTCGCTACTGGTGTAGGCCGTGGTAGCGGCATTTAAAGTCGCGCTGTTAGTGTAGAGTGCTAGCTTAAAAACATTGCTTGCCGCAGTAAAGTTATGTGTAGCCGTCATCAGTTCTTTTTTGAACGAGGTACACAAAAAGTTTCCTGAGAATGCCATTTACATTTTCCTTATATATTCAGCTAACATGGGATGACCCGCTTCTTTGATTGCATTATATACCGTAGTACGGTCACTTTGGATAGCCTGTTTCATGTGTATAACAAGCAGCTTTTCTATGCTATCACGGTATGCTATCGCTTGATCCCGCAACGAAGGGTGGGCGTCCTGAGAAAAAGACACAATACTACCAACGCAACGGTGAGCTATCTCTTCAGGAGTGGCTCCACGATTATTAGTGGTTTGAACCTCAACCTTAAACTCTCCAAAAGACATGTTGTTCATTGTTTAGCCCTCACAACCTGACCTGTGCGGTACTCATCTGTAACCTCTTTTGCTTCTCCCAACATTTTTAAGCCCATAACCGCCTCCCCAAACCTTTTTTCGTAAAGAACCTGTAGGTCCTGTTCGCCTTTCATAAACACGTAGGCTTCCATTAAGCTGCCATACAGCAAAGCTACTTCTGCGTTCTGACTAAGCCATGATTCGGTTGTGTCGGCTCCAATGGAAGACAGTGTTCCCGTTGCTCCGCTAGAGCTACCCGTCAAAGTTTCTCCTACTGTAAAGTCCCCCGCAGGTATTTTTACCGTCAACGTTGTAGAGGATGGAACCGCGTCAACCGTTGTAGACTGTCCGCTGGACGATCCAGTTATAGTGTCAGAAGTAGTAAATGTACCACTCACGCTGGTCATTGTTAACGTAAACGTACTGACCGTCAGGCTCACAGGTCTATAATAATATTGTAACTCTACGGCATATCCACTGTTTGGCGTTGGCGCTAAAATAAAGTTGTCAACATCAAATTGACCGTAGTATCGGGGAGAACCTGTAGTGGCAGCGTTTGGGTTAAAGGATTGTATAAAGTTTGAGTCTTTAAAATCTAAAAACACTTGGTTACTACTGGAATCCGTGTAGGACAACGAAAACGGAGCTAAAAAATCCGACGGACAATTAAGAAACTTGTTTGCATTACTCATAACACCACTAGCATTACGCTGGAACAAACTTAACTGAACGTTTTTTAAAACACGTTCTTCTGTGTTGCGAATAAACACGGGAAGATTATTAACAAACGTAGTTTCGTCGTTTTCAGTATAATCTTTTATGGCCTGCTTCAGAGTTGTATATGTGTAGCTCATGTTGTCACCGT